CGTCGATACTGAATGCTCCGAAGAGTTTCAGAAACTCTCAAAGCAGGGCTTCCCGTATGAGTCGAGTATATACGGTGTTCCGTCGAACATCGAACGGTTGGATGAGGATGCAAGCGCGGAAGTGAATGGGTTTACGATGAAAGGCCCCGGTGCAATCTGGAGGCAGTGGGAGTTCAAGGAAGCCTCCGTGTGTGTCTTCGGCCACGACTCCAACACTCGATCCGAAGCGTTTGCGAACACTGAACTTGAACTGGAGATGGAGGTACAGACAAACAGGACGGTCGAAGACGATCAAACAAAGTCCAATGAAAAGGAGGTGATGTCAAAGATGACCCTGAAAGAATTGCAGGAGCAGAACCCTGAAGCGTTCAGTGCGCTGATGGAGTCGGCTAAGGAGGAAGTTACTGCCTCTGTCACGGAGTCCGTCACAGCAACCGTGACCGAAGAGCTTACTGCCAAGTTCACGAAGGAGAAAGAGGACTTGGAGACGAAGCACTCGGAGGAGAGCAAAGCTTCCACGGACCGGATTTTGGAGCTTGAGAAGAAGGATGCTATCCGCACGGAGAATGAGTTGAAGCACAGAGCGGATGGAATCTGGACTTCCAAGCTTACAGAGTCCAACATCCCGGAGCACCTGTTTGCGAAAGTCTCTGCCCATGTGCCGTATGCGAAGCACGTCAAGGACGGTGTTCTTGATGAGAAGGGCTTTTCAGAGGCAATCGACGCTGAGATCAAGGACTGGGAGGATAAGGGTGTAACGTCCTCTGTCCTCGGCATGTCGTTCCAGACGAAGGACGCGACTGGCAACGACGACACTGCTGTCACTCAGTTAGCGAAGGAGAACGACGAGGCAGTGGGAACCCTTTCCCAGTTTGTAGACTTTGGAGCTACGGACTAATCTACTCGAAAGGAGGTGAAAACCGATATGGCCCAGGATATTCCTAACATCATTCGTGGAACCCAGGAAGACTACAAAAAGCTGTACTACAGCGATCCGGATGCTGCGTTGAAGATTCCGATCACTATCGCTCCCGGATTCGGGGTCCTCAAGATGGGGACCGTTCTGTCCCGGAACACGTCTGCAACCACGGCAGGCAACTTCGTTCCCTACGATCCAACAGCTTCAATCCTTGGAACGGAGAATGCGCCAGGACGCTCCTATCTTGTCGCTGATCAAACGTCTGGACAAGCAACGTGCAACGTGACGATCCCGGACTCCTACAGATTTGCAGTAGGAGATGACATCCTGATCATCGACAGTGATGGAGAAGTGAACTTGGACAATGGAGGAGCCATAACGGCTATCGACAGGACCACGTACACAAGCTATGCTGTGATTACGTTTACGACCGCAACAGGAGACACTTTCACGACTGCGAAGTTTGCTTATGCTTGTCTGGAAGGCTCCGTTACTGCCGTAGGCATCCTTGAGAAGTCTGTGGACACAGGAACCGGACTCAACTCCAAGGGTGCTGTAGCAACGCTGATCATTGGCAACTGTGTTCTGTACGCTGGTATGCTGTTGAACCTTGACTCCAATGCTCAGACGGACATTAGTGCGTCTACCATTGGACAGTACGCCTATATCCGATAGAAAGGAGGTGAGATAGGATGCCCAGAGGATCAAGTGAAATCCCGATTCTGCGACTCGAAGTGTTGCAGAAATTCCTTACCAAGTTCATGTCACCACCTGAACTTGTACTCCAGAACCTCTTTCCCTCAAGTCCGTCTCCCTCCTCCGCTATCAAGTGGGAGAGTCAGACTGGAACGAGAGGCATGACCCCGTTCGTACCGCCCGGAGCACCGGCCCCGAAGACAGCACCACTCGGAGTCGCACAGCACAGTGCAGAGGCGGCCTTCTGGAAGGAAATCATGGACTTCGATGAAGAGTTCTTGAATAACCTTCGACAGGAGGGAACGGAATCCGCTTATCTGGACGCAGCAGCGAGGCTGAGCCGCGAACTTGCCGGCCTTGTGAACCGTGCGAACCGGAGACGTGAGTGGATGTTTGCAAAGATGCTCTTCGATGGCTCCTTCAGTTACTACATAGCTACTGGCTATAAGAACGAGCTTGACTACGGCATTCCGTCCGCAAACCAAGTCTCTCTTGGAACGGACTATCACTGGAATGACGGAACGAGCAGGAACATCATCGGAGACATCATCGACGGCAAGAAGCTGATCGCTGACGAGTGTGGTGGGAAAGTGGATATTGCCATCTGCAATAGCCAAGTTCTACGCTATCTCGCACAGGACCCGGACATCCAGACGTTGCTCCAGAAGTCCGCTTTCGGAGACGGTGATCTCTTCAAAGGATCGAAGAACCCTATCGTCGGAGTGAATCCGAATGTGATCGCTGGACTCTTGGACATTCCTAGACTGATCATCTACGACGAAGTGTATGAGGTGAGGAACGTGCTCACCGGTGCTGTTACAGGATCAAGTACGACTGCGATTCCTGTCACGGACACTTCCGACTACGAAGTAGGAGGAACACTCCGTCTTGTTGATGTTAGTGCAGGAACGTATGAGGATGAGACGATTGCTTCGATCCAAGTGGAGAATGGAACTGTTACAGTCTCCAGTGCTCCTACAGCATCGTTCAAAGCAGGAGAGGACTATGCTGTCATGAAGAAGAAATTCATTGCGGACACGAAGTTCGTGATGATGGCCACGAGTGTTGAAGGATCGAAGATCGCTGAGTACAAGACTGCACCGTACGGGGTGCCGAGGAAGTATGGACTCAGTACGGATCGGAACGACAAGTGGGATCCGGAAGTTGTGCAGATTAGAGTACAAGACAAGGGGATTCCGATTCTGTACCATACGGACGCGATCTATCAACTAACCGTCTGCGATTAGAGGGAAGGAGGTGAGCCATGAAGTCGGATCACGTTTTTCCTGAAGTCGGTTGGAGAGAGCGTCTTGCTCTTAACGTAATGCCTCCAATGCAGGTGTCATGGTCAGGTGAACTCGTCGCGGACGTGTGCGGAGTGCCAGCAGGAACAGCGCGGTTCAAAGGAAGGGTCAAGAGAGTATGGGTATCATGCGCTCAGAGCGGAAAGGATGATTCGAACGAACTCAACTTTTCCGGCGACGTTATGATCAACGACACTTCCTGTCTCACGACAATGGCTGGAATCGCACATATCAGTGGAGAAGATTCACAGCAGAAGACAACCGGAAAGACTGGTGACACAGGAATCGTTGAAGCAGTTTTGGACTACTCCAATAACTCGTTTGAGATTGGAGATGTCCTCGAAGTCGATCTCCATGTGACTCGGACTGCTTCTCCGACACAAGAGATTCAATGTCCTGTTGTTGTCGTCGAACTGGAGCCCGTCAAGTAGAGGGCGACTTTACGGAGGTCAATCGACTATGAACGTCGAATCGGTGAGGGTCCTGAGAACCCTCAAGTTTGGAGATAAAGTATTTCAGGGGGGAAAGGTTTACACGAAACCTTTCTCTCCTGACATACTCAAAGAAATTGCGCGAGGCTCCCCACACATTGAGATCCTTGAGAGCGAAGCGGATGTCAAGGAGGAGCCTCAAGAATCGCAACCAATTGAGATCCCTGTAGAAGTTGAGAAACCCAAGAGTACGAGAAAACTTGTTCGCAGGAGCAAAGAATGAACGAGACGGAACTAGCATTGCTTGTCCAAGATGATGTGAAGGGACTCGATAGTTATCTAGATCAGGATGACTATACGAGGGCAGTGCAAGCTGCTTCCCGTGAGACGGGCTATGCTATTCCCGCAACGAATGACATGAAGATCCACTGGCTCGTAGAGAGAGCGAAACGTGCGATCTATTCGATGCTCCTAGCTGAGAGTGCCCATAAGTTCAAGGTCAAGCAGTACTCTCTTCATCACAGATTCGAGCACTATCGGAGTCTGATCGAGTACATGGACAAGGAGTACAAGGAATATCTGGAATCGGAGCCCGTCGATCCGGATATGGCCGTCCATATCGGCACGATGAAGATAGACGCTGGATTCCAGTATGAGGAGGATACAGGACGGGACAGTACGTACCTCGATACGAACTTTGTCCAGTTCACGCCTACTGAGAATGACACGTAATGTCGATTGCCCTAGATATCAGGCTTGTTCTTGAGGAGATAGGAACGAGTTTCGTCGTCAAGACGAGCGGTGAAGCTGATGTTGACGGTGGATATCTTGACTACGAGATGAATCGACAGGTTACGAAACCATTCATTCGTGAGTTCTTCCTAGAAGCGACTTTCCAAGACAACAGCGTAGCGACGAACGGAGATGTAATCGAGTTCTCCGACGGCAGACGGTTCATGGTGATGAACGACTCGCCGGAGAATTTCGAGGACACGATGATCTCCAGAGAAGTTGTGCTCTATGGAGCAAACGTCTCCGGTGAACTGCTCCGAGCGTCCGGAGAAGTGTTCGACGCAAACTACAGGAGGGAGACCTCTTGGAGCGTTGTGCAGTCCGAGTGCTATGCTCTCCTGACTAGCCGTTTGTTTGGAACGGATCTACAGCAAGACGAAGAACTCGCTCAGATAGGAATCGAGTCGCAAGTCCTGTATCTGCCTAGCAGTATAGGAGTACAATCGCTTGACCGATACCAGCCCTGCAGTGGGGAGTATTATAAGATAGAGCAGGTGATAAAGCGTTACTTCCCAGCAGTAGATGTGTGTTATTTGGCTGAAGATACGAGAGTATAATCCTTTGATTTACAAGGAAAATTCAAATGAAACGAGTTCTCTTCGTTGGCGAGAGTCCTGTCGGATGCACAGGTAATTCTAACTTCATGCGAGCCCTCCTTGCTCAAGTAAACAAGGAGCAGTACGCTCCTGCTTGTTTTGCAGTAGGAACTTCCCACATACTGAAGCATGATATCTTCCATCCTCAGCCTGTTCCAGTGATTCCTGCGGACGGATCGCAGGACAAGTGGAACGGAAAGAAGCTCCTCCGGGTCATCCATGAGAACCCAGTAGAAGCTGTCATATTCGTAGGAATCGACATCTGGGTCTACGCTCCGATCTTTGACGAACTCATGCAGTTGAAGCGGGCAAAGCAGTTCAAGTTCATCACGATCTGTCCGTATGACACTCCGAAGATAAGGAAGGACTGGATTCACTGGTTCCGTCAACCGGATATCTCCTGCGTCTACTCGCAGTTTGGATACGATCTGATCAAGAGCGAAGTTCCTAACGCTAGGTACTTCCGTCCTCCCCTGTTCGCTAACAGACTGTTCCAGAAGATCACTCCAGAGCAGCGTGGAGAAGCAAGACACAGATACTTTCCAACAATCGGAGACGGCTTCCTCTTCGGATTCCTTGGAAACAATCAAGTGAGGAAGGACCCGCAGAAAGCGATCCTTGCTTATTCGAAGATAAAGCAGAAGTACCCGAACGCTTATTTGTATCTCCATCTGAACATGCAGAGTGGAGTATACAATCTCATCCAACATGCGCTGGATTGTGGCCTCAAGTCCGGTGACATCATCGCAAAGTCTGGTGATCCAGATGCATGGGTCAGTCTCCCTCAGATGGTAGCAATCTACAACTGCTTTGACGCTCTCCTGAACTGCTCCTTGCAGGAAGGACTCTCGTGGACGCTCCTTGAAGCTATGCTTTGCGAAGTTCCTATCATAGCGTCTGATACGACAGCGCAGACGGAGCTAGTCAAGGATGTAGGAACGCTCGTTCCTTGCAAGGAGCCTACATATATACCAGTGTATGCGGAGAGAGGCCAATCTTGGATCGAAGCGAGTGCCTGCAAAGCGGAAGATCTGTACGATGCTATGGATCAGATGATCTCGGACGAAGCGTATAGGAAGAGATGTGCCGCAGATGGAAAGCAGAGAGCAAAGGAATGGGTCGACGGTGTTCACAACATCAACGATGTGCTCAATGATGTTTTTCAGCAAGGAATGATTGTGCCGAAGGATTCCGTTCCTTATGGAATGAAGGATGCTGTCTGCTTTGCACAGCGATCCTCTGCTGGAGACATCCTCATGACGACGAAAGCCCTCAAGGGCTTGAAGGAGATGTTCAAGGATAAGCCTCTCTATTACATGTGTGAGCGCCAGTACATGGACATCGTTCGTGGAAATCCGCTCGTGGAGGATGTTCTCGCATGGGACGAGAATGAGTTCGCCAGCTTCGTCCACAGACTGAATCCACATTCGGAGAGGATTCTCCCCGGGCATTGGGGTAGGAATTGCAACACCATCCTGTCAGATTTCTACTGGAAGCTGCTGATGGTCGACCCGGATGAGATGTACATTGAGAAGAAACGGCCGCAGGAGAAGATAGCAAAGCAAGTTCTGGATCAGGAGCATCGACCGATTTGTATCCTCCACACGACAGGAGGAGACGCAGCATTCAGAACTTACAAATATATGAAGCCCGTGGCAGAGGCACTCAAGAACCGCTATCGTACAATCCAGCTTGGAGGAAAAGGGGACTATGATGCAGGAGCAGAGTTGGACCTCCGTGGCAAACTCAGCTTCCGTGAGTCAGCATGGGTTATGGACAAAGCAGTCCTATCGGTCAATGTGGACAGTTTTATTTCGCATCTGGCAGGTGCTATCGGAGTTTCGCAAGTTGTGCTGTTTGGATCGGGTAACGCTTTCGTTGTCCGTCCAGATCAGACAAAAGGGGAGCTAGTCTGCATGGTTCCAGATTACATCATGGATTGTCCCGGACTAGGGCCGTGTTCTGCGTCGATTCGGAACTGTCCTGTTCCGTGTACTGGACTTCATGATCCTAACACAATTCTGCAACAGGTCGAAAGACTTGAGCAGGAAGGCAAAGTCAAGAGGAGCAACGAAAATGAAGAGGGAAGCTTCCGCTTTGAGTATGTCGAACGAGGAAGGCAAGTTTCTGATTTATGTCTACTTGGATCGAGCGGAGCGTGAACCATTTTATGTTGGGAAGACTCGTGTTCAAAAGCGTGTATGGGATCAGTGTCCATCTCGAAGGACTAAGGTTTTTATTGACCGATTTAACGAATTGGAGGAAGTGTCAGTAGTTGTTCTGTCTCCATTTACTGAGGAGCAAGCGGAGCAGATGGAGA